TCTGAGTCAGTCAAATGTAGCACTTTCTTCATCACAAACTCTTTACTAAAGAACGTGCCAATATAAGGTTCAATACTTCCCAATTGGTTGATTCGATCTTCCAAAAGTTCAGACTCTTTCAATGCAGCAAAATGACCGTCTTCCAAGAAATCATATGTGATATGTTCCTGAATTTTTGACCAATCTTCTGGTGCGATAATTCCTTTAAGAAGCAACTGCGTTCTTAATATATCTGTAAATAATGGAGTAAACTTCTTTCGTATACGTTGAACAAACTTAGTAAACTTTAATTCATCCCGTGTAATCTCAGTTGATCTTCCAAGGGAGAATCCTGATTCTGCTTCTAGCCGAGAGATTGGAACATTAAGTGAACGATATAGCTTCCGTTGAAAATATACAATATCATCAATCTCACCTAAATTAGAACCTCCTGGTAAAGTAGTAATCTCTGTCCCTCTACCACCTTCACGCCGAGGAAGCCAAAAATCTTCAAGCATTGACATATGATTCCGGTCATCCCTAATTTCTCCTGTAGTAGCATCATACACAAGCTTGTTACGATAGCGGTTCATAACATCTTTTAGATACTGTTCAGCTTTAATCTTGGGTAAATTACCAACATCAATATAGAAAATACGCCTTTCAGGAGCTCTGGATATGCGATAGATAACAATCGCATCCTCAATCATGCGTAATTGATTTACTGGCTTAATTGCTTTTTGTAAATAAGACATCACTCGACCAGAATTTCCATCTATTAAACCAGAAGGAACATATGTAATAGAATCTACAGCAATTTTAATTCCCTGATTAATTCCGGTTCCACTTAACCCTGCACTTTGAATTCCTTTATCATTATATATGAAATATTCATCAATCTTTTTAATCATTTCAATACCAGATTTTTGATCTGGTTCTTTTTGAATTTCCCTTACCTTCTTTATTTTAGCAGCATCAATCCAACGTAATTCAGTAATTCCTTTTCTAGGATTTTTTGTATCAATGACTTTGTGAAAATATAGCCTACCATCAACATACCATCTACGGAAAATGTCATGGCCCTTGATGCCAAAATCCAGCAACCGCAAAACTTCATCAAATTCTAATCTGATTTTCCGTTTAATTTTATCTTGATATGGGATTCTTTCAAGATCAATCTGTACAGCAGAATCTGTTTGATTCGCCACAATACCTTCATTAACAATATCTTCAATTGCAGCATCACACTCTGATTGCTGAGAAATATTACGATATCGTTTTATTAAATCTAATTCAGTTCTTTCTCGACCATCCGTATCAAGGATTTGTCCGAAAAAACCACCACCACTAATTTCAACTGAACCATCATCAGAATCAGGGGTAGTGAATGTTACTTCACTCCCCTTATCCTTTTTTGATCGTTGTATACTAAAACCGAAAAGTGACGCCATAATGTCTCCTACTTTTTACTATTTAGTAGGTTCAAAATCTAACTTAATTTAAATACCCCCACTATTCGGCCCCACCACCCGCCGGCCCGGACGGAACGAAGGTGCCAGGAAGACCAATACTGGAAGGTTCAAAGTGTTGATATCTCCAAGTAACCTCAAACTCCTCAATAGCATCAGCAGTATCAGAAGTTAGGTCTATTGCCGATACGCTGGTAGGCCAGGCATTTCTAAAAACATAAGTTTTCAAAGTTGCATCATCACGATCCAATTGGGCTACTGTTAAATCAACTTGATACGCATTAGGATTAGTTACGCCTCTAGCATTTCTTAAATCGTTTATACCATTTGACCATCTCTCCATCGCGTTACGGATCATGAAATCTGTATCATTCAGGAAAATAGTACTCCACGTTTCATCAAATGTCCTGTCCCCAGCAATCCAAATCTGTCTGCCACGGAAAGGAACCGCGATTTCAGCTAATGTCATCGCCGGCAAACTTGCCGAACGGACCATAAAAGAAGTTCTTTCAACATCTAAACCAATGAAAATACCAGTAGGTTGAGTAATCGTCACCTTAAACTGATTAGCGCGAGCACCACCACCGAGTAATTTAGCTCTAAAGTCATCTATATTAGCCATGATTAACCTCCTACCTCACTAAAGGCGACACCAGTTCGTACCGCAATAAAGTTTAGGGTAATGAAGTTAATTGACCGAGCAGGTTTGATGTAAATGTCACCAATAAACTCGTTACGATCAATAACCTCGCCTGTATTATTTGTTGAATCACAGACCACCTTAAAGTCAAAGATTCCTCGTCTTCCTTGAACATCCCGTAAGAAAGGTTCTACCATGTTTCTAAATTGAGCCCTCGTAAATTCATCATTGAATTCAAAGAGTTGATATTTAGCTGCGGTAGAGATTGCCTTCTCAAGAACCAAGAATAATCTACGAACATTAATTCGATCAAATGCACTTGGTTTCGCAAGAGCAGTCTTGTCACCAAAAAGAACCACACCTTGGCCGGGGAAATTGACAACAGGGTTAACCCTTGCCTGATAAAGAATATCTCTAGCTGCCTTATCTGGATTGAATGACAATTTAATTGCGCCCCTTACATTGCCCCGAGTATAACCAGCGGGAGAATACCAAGGATCAGCAACACCATCTGTGTATGCACAAAGTCCAGCAGTATCACCGCACATTGGAACATACCGATATACGTCATTGTATTTGTCGTACATGTATTTGTATCCACTATCGTAAACCATGTAAGACGAAGAAGGGTTAAGATCAAATGCAGTTTTTACATTATTAACTGCCCTAGCAGAAGTTGCCGAAGAAGTTGCAACACCAACTGTCGCAGAACGATATGGAGAAACAAATCCAACACAATCTTTTCTCTCTTCAACAAGATCAGTAATCATTGTTACATGGGTATCTTGAGTAGTTTTTGTATCACCAGAACCACCACCTTTACCACCAATCACAAGATTAATATCATGTAACTCTGTGTCTATAAACTTATCATAGGCAAGTTCCAGTTCACCAGCAGTTGGAGTAAGATCATCTGTTCCACCTGTAAGTGAATCAATTGTGATTGGATGCACAACTGTATAAGTAGCCGTTGTATCTGTACCCCAATTTGCACCAGCAGAAATATGATCTGTCCAGTAAATGTAAGATGATTCTCTGAAAATCACATCTGCATAGTAATTGCTACTACCCTGAGCAGTCCTGGCCACTGAACTTTTTGACACGGCTGCATAAGTTTCTATGACACTAGAACCTCTATGTCCAGCAACATCAGCATCGTATCCAGTAATATCGCCAGTTGTGTCATAAACAACAATGTGCATTTCATCACCAATGCCACGACCATTGTCTTTTGACCACTGAGATTGTCCAAGGGTATTTGAAAACAAGTCGTGATATTTCCATTTCCGCTTTATATACGAATTATCTGCAATATCATTTTGCAGGCCTACGGCATTTGGATCATCTTTTAGACGAATTGTTAATGCGTTACTTGATATATTAACAACTGTTACCTCATACTCATTAAATTCATCAACTGGAGTTGTATTACCAGTATCCGAATAGAATGAAATTAAATCACCTACATTAAATGCATTCCCAGTCTCATCTGCATTATCAACCGTAATTGAAGTAGCGCCGGCCGATGCAGCACCACTAACTTGATTATTTCCAGCTAAATCTTGCTCGTATCCTAGTGCAGTAGAACAAATCTGTACACCGATTGAATCACCCCAAGCACCAGCAGTACGGGCAGTCCACTCACCATGCGAACCTTGGCCTGTACTGAAAGATGCTTCATAATGGTCTTCGTCACGAATGAGAATACCGCTGTTTGCACCAGCATTGACTGTTCCTGATTCGCAACGAACAACTTTAAGATGATCTGAATATTGCAAGAAATTTGCAGCTGCAAACCAATTTTCAAACTGATTTCCTGTAGTCTTGGGTTTACCAAAAATCTTAAGCAATTCTTCTTCTGAACTAATTGATTGTACAGAAGATATTGGACCTTTTTCAAACGCACCAGCAATCGCACCAATCGTGGTTTGAACTGAAGGAACTACATTTGTAAGGTCAATCTCTCTGACATGTACGCCAGGCGAAACTAAAAAGCTCATATCGTTACTCCTTTATATTAAGAGTTCTTTTTGTTACTCATGAATATTTATAAAAAACCAATTCTTAATACATGGATTTATATGTGTTATAACATATAAATATTAACATGGGAAATACGCATTATCAAAAATATAAAGAGACTATCAAAAGAGTAGCTAAACGGAATTATCGCAAAAGAATTGTTCTGTTGAATGAATTTCTAGCAGATAAGTTTTGTAAACACTGTGGCGAAAGCGAAACTGTATGCTTAAAGTTTTTTCCCCATGACTCAGAAATCCGTAAAATCACAAAAAGGGTTGGCATCAGCAATAAGAGTCGCCAAGAAATATTTCATCTAATGAATGAATCTCACGTTATTTGCTCTAATTGTTACATAAAAGCAAATAACGATTTAATAGAGTTCCTCTAATCTACGGGCATAGCATTTAAGTTAATCCAGTTTTCATCACAGGACACTTCTTGATTAAGTAATGTATCTGGTATTGGATTCATTATTTTTTCGTAGTCGTGACGATTATCCAAAAGTTCCCTATAAGTAAAGTTATTAAATGATGCATCTACCATAGAAGGTACTTTACCGCTTTCTATTTTTTCTTTAAGTTTTTCTGGGTTGTTAACTTCTATATCATTTGAAAACCAAGTTGGTCCAGATGATACTTTTAGTTTATGATCCCGATAATCAGCATCACCAGTAAAATTGTATATCATATCTTTGATAACATATTTATAAGATTCTTTTGTGTCTTTGACTTTAAGATCATGATTAACCATAGACCATAATTGAAAATCTGTTGAATTGTAGAAATTATAAAGAAACGAATATTTTTCAGCGGTTATGGTTGAATTTAAACTATTTTGCACCATTTCAATACCTTGCCATTTGATAACAAAATTTACCCACCAGTAAAAATCAAAAGCCGTTTTAATTTCAAATGGCGATTTATCTAAGAATGGTTGAGCATTATCACGAATATAGTTACGCACACTTTGTTTTTTAAACATTAGTCTTATTTGATTGATACTTTTTTTATAAAACAGTGATGGTTGATCAAAAATATCAACCCATAGAATGTCTTTAAATTTGAAGTTATTAAAGATGACAGGGTTAGTAAAAAGCTGATCGCCATTCTGTCCGGTTACTAATATTTCATTTGGATTCCGTTCATACCTATTAATATGTTGATCAAGAATTTTATACTTTAATTTTCCTTTAATATGATTTTCAAAAAACCACGGATATTCTATCAAAGAACGAGGTTCAAACAATACCGTAATTTGTTCCGGTAATGCTGTTTGCATAAGAGGTGTAAGTGCCCCAGTAGAATCTATACCACCGGACCACATAATAGATATGGGTTTATTAAGATCAACTATTTCTTGAGCACGTTCAAAACAGATATCATTAAATGATTTTGTGAATATTGGGGGTATTTCTGGTATAGGTGTAAGAACACGATATTTGAATCGATTGGATAGGGTTCCGGTTCGATCTACTCCGGTACAGGGGCCACAAAATAACATGGCAGCCAATAAATCACATATAGTTAAATATGAAGAGTATTCATCGTCCCTAAAAGGGAAGTTTCGGTCTGCCGGATGCAACTTGTCGGCTACATAATTAATACAATAAATGATTTCATCATCTAAAATCATTTTTCACCTATGACCAAGCTTCGCTTCGACATTGGTAAAGATAACAGTTCTGTTTTGATTATATGCATAACTATTTCTTTAATCTACCAATCAGTTCCATGATCTCTTACCACAGGATTCCATCTAGTACCATATTCATCAATAATTTCACCAATATTTTCCTCTTCCAATCCAGTAACAATAAAACCAAATGGAGCCATATCCTGCTCTAATGCTTCCTGTTGCTCTTTCATCATCGTCATTCGTATATCAACATCTGTCAATTCTTTAAAATAGGCCTGATCAATTGCCCAACCAAACATAAACAAGCATGCTACTAAATCATCAGTACATCCTTCATCTGCTTCAAATGATTTTCCTTTAACAATAAATGTAGATAATTCGCTGATAATATCTAAATCTTCTATAATAAGCTTATTATCTTCTATCATTTGCTTTAGATTTGAACATCCAGTTCTTTTAACGGTTTTAGTTGTTCTTACTCCCAGTTGAGCTCTACCACCTGAGAAACCCCCACCAAGCACCTGACCTGCACGCCCACGCATGGAAGACATCATTAGGTTATCATACTCCAAATCAAACTGTAATGTGTTAGCTACCTGCTCTCCTATATCATTTATCTCCACCATGACGAAAGCTTGATTATATGCTCGAGCAACATCATATATCTTACTGGGAAACAGTAGTGGCTTAATTTCATTATCTCTATATTTTGCAACCACTCTATAGGGCATTTCTGATATATCAATAACCACAAAAGCAGAATAATCTCTTGATGTTCCTCTTGATACATCAACAGATATCATATATGTATGCTTCTCTTTCGCATATTCATATACATCTAAGCCAGCATTTGTCTTTATTGGATTTTTATATGCTAAGACTTTAAGCTTTGATGGAGCAATTAAGGTATTAATAGAGCCGAGAAAGTCGCAATTGAATTCCGAGTTAAACTGAGCTTCAGAAGTATTTTTGATTGTCTCATCTTTCCACTTTTCATCCCGGCCAGGAACCTCACTCCAATGAACCTCAATTGGAATATATGAATTTCTTCCTTCTTCAGCATCGACCCACATTTTATAAAACATATTCATTCCATGTGGTGTTGATACTATCATAACTTTAGAGCTCTTGCCACTTGAGATTGTTGGATAGACTGAACTGAAGAACTGCTCTGCGACATTAGCAGGCACATATGCAAACTCATCAAGGAAGATAATATTATAAGACCCACCACGAACGGCACTTGCAGAAGTAGAAGCTGCTAATATTTTACTACCGTTCTCAAGCTCCAAAGAGCCCTTATTCCATAGCATAACTCCTTGCTGAAGCCACTTCGGTAGATGTTCATACGCAAGTTGCAACCTTCCTAATAAATCTCTAGCTGTGGTAGCTTTGTTAGCAAGAATAGCCACATTTACGCTTGAATTGAATAGAGCATAATGAAGCAGATAAGCAATAATGACAGTCGATTTTCCACTCTGTCTTGGCATTTTAGCAATAGTGAAACGGTTATTATGAAAGGTTCCAACCATTTCCTTTTGAAAATCATACAACTTAAAAGGAATAAGACCTTCATCCAAAGATACAATTTTCATATAATTTTCAATGAAATATACCGGGTCTTTCATACATTTTGTATATTCCTCAACCTCTTCCTTTGTCCATTCTTGCTGGATGTTGGATTTCTTGAGATTCGGATTTCCTCCATAATTTTGTTCCAT